CCGGTTTTATTTCGAGAATGTTCGCAGGAGGTGAGTGACATGGACGCACATCAATTCGCATACTGGCTGCAAGGGTTCGCGGAACTGAACGAAGCGCCGCCGACGGTCGAGCAATGGCAATCGATCCGCGAGCATCTGGAAACAGTGTTCGTGAAGGTGACGCCGCCTGTGCATAGCCCCTCGCAGATTTGGCCTGGCACAGTGACGCCTCTAGTCCAGCCCCGCCATCCCGCCGACACCAACCGTTGGGTCATGCCGGCCACGGTTGAATGCAAGACGGCTATCGCGTCGTCGATCGACGCGCAAACCTATTGCTGACGGACACCCCACCAATGAACACCATGAGCATGAGGGAGGGGTGATGAGCGACTACAAGGATCATCCGGTCAGCATTACGGAAGCGCGCGCCAACCGTGAAGAGAACAGCGCGCTATGGACACCGCGCGATGCTCTGATTTCCATGCTGCGCGATATCGACAGCGGGATCATCAATCCTGACGCGCTGGTGGCTATCTGCCGCACCAAGGATGAGGACGGCAACTACCGCACCACGTTCGTCAACGCCACGCCTGATGTGCATGTCGCCATGGGGCTGCTGACACGTGGCCACTTCAGGCTGATGGAGTAGTGAGAATGGACACACCGCAAAGGATTATGCTATCCCAACACAATGATCCGCACATCATGGTTCCGAGCGCTCAAAGGCATGACGTTCGGGAGAATCTATTTCCGGCACATGCAATGGGTTTGGCCGAGGCGCGGATCAAATGACAACAGCACGCAAATCAGGAACGGCTAAAGTAGGGCGAAAGCCGAACGCTGATCTTGATGATCACGCTGTCCTTGAAGAGATTTGCGACCGCCTTATCGCCGGTAAGTCCATTGCACAAATATGCGCCGCCGATGATATGCCGGCTGAAAGCACATTCTATGTGAAGATGGGGAAGGACGAAGCGTTCCGGAGTGCTATCGCGCGGGCGCGGGAATTGCAGCAGGAAGCGGAGATTGACCGGACTGTCGACATGGCAGACGCCGCGACGGTCGAGGACCATCAGGTTGTGAAGCTACGCATCTGGGCGCGGCAGTGGCGAGCTGCAAAGCTGGCCCCGAAGAAATATGGCGACAAGCAGCTTGTCGGCTCCGATCCTGACAACCCGCTACCTGAAGGTTTTCGCGTTACGCTTGTGAAGGCGAAGGATGCTTGAAGTCGAGCTACCTGAATGGGGCGGCCTGCTATGGGATGATTTCCGCCACCTTGGACTGCATGGCGGACGCGCGGCGGCAAAGTCTCGCTCGATCGCAACGGCTCTGGTTATCCAGGCAGTGGAACGCCATGAGCGCGTACTGTGCGGGCGTGAGATCCAGAAGTCTATCAAGGACAGCGTGAAGCGTCTTCTGGATGACGAGATCAGGCGCCTTGGCCTGTCCAGCGTGTTCGACAGCGTTGAAACAGAGATACGCGGGCCGAACGATAGCCTGTTCCTGTTCTCCGGAATCAAGGGCAACGCGACAGGCATCAAGTCGATAGAGGGCATCACCACATTTTGGGGTGAAGAGGCGCAGACCTTCAGCCAGGCCAGCATCGAAACAGTGATCCCGACGATCCGCGCGCCGAACAGCCGGCTGATATGGTCATGGAACCCTGACCTTGAAACAGACCCGATCGATGTGCTGTTTCGCGGGCCAAACGGTGCGCCGCCGCGCTCGATTGTGCGCGAAGTCAATTATGACGAGAACCCGTGGTTCCCCGAGGAATTGCGGGCAGAAATGGAGTTCGACCGTTCCCGCGATTACGACAAATACGAGCACGTATGGCTGGGCAAATACCGCCGCAACAGCGAAGCGCGCGTGTTCAAGAACTGGCGTGTCGAGGCGTTCGACAGCCCGGCCAATGTCGAATATAGGATGGGCGCGGACTTCGGCTTCAGTGTTGACCCATCCTGCGCTCTGCGTTGCTGGATAGATGGCACGCGCATCTTCGTGGACTATGAGGCTTGGGGCCTGGGTATAGAGATCATGGCGCTGCCTGCCCTGTTCATGACGATCCCTGACGCTGAGAAATACTGGATGACGGCAGATAGTGCGCGGCCGGAAACGATCAGCCATCTGCGCAATCACGGCTTCCCTCGCATTGCCCCAGCCTTGAAGGGCGCCCGCTCATTGGAAGAGGGTGTCGAGTTCCTGAAGGGTTATGACATCATCGTGCATCCGCGCTGCCAGCATGTGATCGATGAGCTGACACACTACAGCTACAAGGTTGACCCCTTGACCGGACAGGTGCTTGGCGTACTTGAGGACAAGAACAACCACCTGATCGACGCGCTGCGCTATGCGGTTGAAGGCGCACGCCGGGCATTGAACGCAAAGCCGCGTGTCGTGTCGGTCACAGTGCCCAGCCTCGCAACGGCATTTAACAGGAGGTGATATGATCCAGAAGTACGTCCTTGAGCGCCTTAGTGATGCGCTAGATAGTGGCGACATCCCGCCCCATGCTGGAGATTGGGCAGCGTTCCAAGCCATATTCGACAACCAACCCAAAGGAGTTAGGCTTGCACGCGGCCAGAATTGCGCAGGTGTGTGGGTAGGGGTAGCCGTCAGCGGCAATGATATCCGCTGGTATGCTGAGCGCCTTGCCGAATAGCCCACTTTCCGGTATCTAGATACCGCCTGAACCGCACCCCAGGCGCTCGCTTGATAGCAGGGGTGCGCCTTGACGACTGATACCGAAGCCGATCCGCCCGTTCTCCAAAGGGCACTTCTCCAGTTCAACACGATCAGCAGCGCGCTGTGTGACGAGCGCATGTTGTCGCTTGAGGATCGTCGCTTCCTGTCGATCGCGGGGGCGCAATGGGAGGGTGATTGGGGCGCGCAGTTCGAGAACAGCATTCGCGTCCAGATCAACAAGACCCAGCGCGGTCATGACAAGATCATCAACGACTATCGGGCCAACCGCTTCACGGTCAATTTCCGTCCTGTCGATAATGGCGCGAACGACGACACGTCCGAACTGCTTAACGGCCTGCTCTATGCCGACATCTATCGTTCCAAGGGTCAGCAGGCGTTCGATAATGCCTTTGCCGAAGGATCAGCGGGCGGCATGGGAGCCTGGCGCCTGTGCAACGAGTATGAGGATGAATACGACCCCGACAACGACCATCAGCGCATCGGCATTTACCAGATCGTGGATGCGGATCAGCGTGTGTTCTTTGACCTTGACGCCAAGCTTTATGACAAGTCTGATGCTCGCTATGCCTATGTAATGCACAGCATGACGCCGGAAGCCTTCAAGGAGGAATATGGCGATGATAGGCTTGCATCATGGCCGGAAAATCGTCTGCGAACCAACTGGTTCGACTGGTTCCGGCCCACGGTCATTTATGTCGCGGAATATTACGAGGTCGAAGAGCGCAACGAGGAACTGCGCATCTACAGCCGCAAGGCGACGAGAGAGGAATATCGCTACTGGTCGTCCGAAGTCACGGACGAGATGGCGCAGGATCTGAAGGACCGTGGCTTCGAGGTTCGCAAGAGCCGCAAGGTGAAGCGCAAGCGCGTGCATAAGTGGCTGCTGTCCGGTGCCGAGGTGCTGGAGGATTGCGGCTATATCGCCGGCTCCTGCATTCCGATCATTCCCTTCTACGGAAAGCGCGTGTTTATCGACAATATCGAGCGCGTGAAGGGCCATGTCAGGGACGCGAAAGACCCGGCTCGCGTCTATAACAGCCAGATTTCCAAACTGGTCGAGACGGCCAGCTTCGCGCCGCGTGAGGTGCCGATCTTCGCGCCTGAGCAGATGGAAGGGCTGTCGAAGCATTGGGAGCGAATGAACATCGATCGCCATCCCTATGCGTTGGCGCATCCCCTGACTGATTCAATAACGGGCAATATCATCCAGTCCGGTCCTGTCGCTTATCTGAAGCCGCCAGACCTTCCGCCTGTGTTAGGAACGCTGATCCAGCAGACTGGCGCGGACATCGCGGAAATCACCAATGGCGATGATGGATCGATGGAGGTCAAATCCAACGTCTCAGCCGAGGCGATGGACATTGCCAGCAGCCGGGTAGACGCGAAATCGTTTATCTACATGGACAACTTCCGCCAGTCGATGCAGCGCTTTGGCGAGGTTTACTACGCCATGGCGAAGGAGGTTTACGTCGAGGAAGGCCGAGAGGTCCAGACGATGGACGAGGACGGCGAGACCGAAACCGCTACGCTGCATGAGCTTTACACCGATCCGAACACCAAGGCGCACGGCAAGCGCTATGACCTGTCTGTCGGCCGATTCAATGTTATTGCCGATGTGACTGAAGCTACAGCCACGCGGCGCGACAAGACGGTTCGCACGATGATGGCGCTGGCGCAGGTTTCAACCACTGTGCAGGCGCCGCAGATCGGCCAAGCGGCATTGCTGACCGCGATCAAGAACATGGACGGTGAAGGCATCGATGGGTTCCAGGAGTTCGCCCACAAGATGGCAATCCAACTTGGCCTGGATGAAATGACGCCAGAAGAGCAGCAGCAGGCGCAGGGTCAGCAGCAGCAACCCGATCCGCAGTCGGTCACGCTTCTCGCGCAGGCCAAGGCATTCGAGGCGCAGGCGGGCAAGCTGGAGGCGGATACCAAGCTCAGCAATGCCAAGGTGGTGCAGACGCTGGCCGATGCTCAGAAGACGGCGAATGAGGCGGGGCAGATCGCCCAGCAACCTTTGCCTGAGCAGACCACGAATCAGCAGCCGTCCATTGTTCCTGATATGTCAAGGGCGGCTTGATGCGAAGTTGCGAACCTGATATGCAAAGTAGGCTGAACAACCAACAGCGGGGATCGCATGGACAACGGAGAATTGCCGCCCACTGAGGGCGAGGACGTTCTTGATCTGACGACCGATCAGGAGATCGAAACCGGAGAAGACGAGGGCGAAGAAGAAGCCCTGATCGGGTTCGCGGATGAGGAAGGGGCGGAAGAGGAAGAGACGCCCGTCATCAAGCGTCTGCGCGAACAGAACCGCGAACTGGCCAAGAAGCTGCGCCAGCGCAATGTGCCGCAGAATGACACGACAGATCCCGAGCCTGTGGTCCCGAACGAGCCTGATGTTGAAGACTTCGACTATGATGTGGACCGTTTCGCAGCCGCCAACCGCGCCTACATTAAGGCGCTGAAAGATCACGTCGAATGGGAGCGCCGCGAGGATCAACGAAAGGCATCACAGGGTCAGCAGCAGGAAGAGCGCGCCCGCAAGATCGAGAAGCAGAAGTCCGCGCTTG